GTAACGTTGGGTCTCATCCTGCATAGAGGCGATCCCCTTCTGTGTCTCAAGCCCGTACATCTCGAGTGTCGGATTGAGAAGCGCTGCCATCTCCTTAAAGGGTCTATCCCTGAGCGCTTCCGTCTCCCCGATAGCCTGCTGGCGAGCCTGAAGGCTTTGGGTAAAGGCCCTATCCATCTCGGCGCCACCTTCACGCATGGCAGCAAAGTCAGCTTCCCTATACGCATCATCCTTACTGCGTCTGAAAGCCTCGAGCTCTTTGTTGTACCGGACAGAGCCGCTATCTAGGCCCCTATTAGCAAGGCTCTGCCTGAATGCTGCTTCTTCCTCTTCGTAGCGTCTTCCGAGGTTTCTTTCAGCGTTAGCACGGACAGCACTCTCTATGCGCTGCCTCTCTTGCAGGAGGTCTTGAGAGCCCAAAAGCTTTGGCGCGGCATCGTAGTTGTGCGTTTGCGCCATGGCGTTCTGACCGGCAGCGAAAAGGCCCGTAGCTTGCTGCTGCAGCTGCTGACCGAAAGGGGTTTCGTGCACCTTTGCGGCCTTAGGCTGATTAATGGCAAAGGGAGACGGCTGAAGACCTGCCGCGTTAGTCTTTCCCTGCTGTGCTACCGCAAACATGCCTGCCATTTAGAAAAGCCCCCCTGGCTCATATATTACCCCTATGGATGCGAGCGAGAAGGAGTAACTATTGACGTCTCCTGACATCTTCCACGCGGCACACTTCCCGACGTTCCCCACTCCCCACCATTTGGCAGGTGAAGAGCTTCCAGCATCCCAGCTGTCAGAGTCCCAGTCCGCATCATCCCAGTCTTCACCACCTGTGCCCGCTGCACTCGCAGTAGTCGTGATGGCGTTGTCTTTGAAATCGACATCAAGGCCGAGCCTAAAGGTAAAGTTAGTATCCGTGATGAGGTGGGGTTTTAGTTGCTTGAAATGTTTTATGCTGGCTCTGTTACTGAAGTAGTTAAACGCCGATTTTATTTCCCAGCTGATATCTTGTCCGTTATCTGAGTAGCCGCTTTCGGCGCGGTAGATGGTTCCGTCTACGCCAGCGAATACGAGGTTATTCTGATAGAGACCGAGGACGGATGTGTTGATGCCTTCAAACTTACACCAGGCACCAGTGAGCGTATTCATCACGTACTGAAGTGACGAGACGCCATCGGCTGTGGGGATATTGATAAGGAGCATGTGTCCCAGCGGAAACCATTGGATCTGCCACCCGAAGTTTGAGCTGTAGGATTGATACGCATCAGCGAACGCCTGTTGGATCTTGTCGGTGAGCTTTACCGCCTGCTGACCTTGCTGAAGTAGGCGAGCAACCGAAACAACGCCTTCAGTAGTGAGAATAAGGAGATCACTTTCATAATTGGTAAAAGCCCTTCTGCCGACAGGTGGCGCTATGTAGAAGCGGGCTGCAAGGCTCCATCCGGCATCTCCCGGGTAAGAGCCCTGATACACTAAGAGCTCTCCTGCTTCTGAGACGAGAACAAAGAGATCGGCTAGTCCGCTTCCGGTATCCGCAGAGACAGCACCTCCGTACATGAGCGCGCCGCCGAGCCTCAGATTCCCGGAAACATTCTCTTCTGTGAGAGCTCCTGTAATCTCATCCACCGCCCCGTACCAAACGCTCTGAGAACCTGACGGGATAAAGTAGAGCCTCTTTTTGTAGGCTGAGACGTGCACAAGAGAGTTATCATCTGAGATGCCTGTGTAGGTGGCGTCTGAGACGGTAGTGCCGTCAAATTGCTGGGGCTGGTCTACTCCGTTAACGAAGATAAGCCTGTTATTGAAGTTGATGTGTTGCCACTTGTTACTCGTGAAGGTGCCGGCTGCCTTCGCTTGGGTGACGACACCTCCCGAAGCATAGGTGAGCCCACCACCTTGTGCCGAGAGAAGGCGCCTAGTCCCGTCAGAGCCTATGAACTCCATGAGGCTTTGAGGGACTGAGTTACCGTTAGTCCCCTGCTCTGTCGTAAAGCCTTTCCGAACGCGGACGTGCGTTGTCTCAGGAAAGATATTCACGAGATCGATAGCGTCACTCTCAGGCATGAGCTCGAGAGGGTCTCTCGTATTCCATCCGCCTGTTGGAGCTACTACCGTCGTAGAGAGCGCGGGCATCTTAGTACCTCGTTGCCTTATTCATCCAGAAAGGAAGAGGCTTCTTCTGCTGCTGTACCAGCTGCTGCAGCTGTTCCAAGTCCTGCGGGTTTACAGACTGAGGCTTATTCTGAGCGCCAAGCGCCATAAGGCCCATCTGTCCCGTAGCCGGAAGCTTTGGGACAGGCTTATACATTCCGGGATCAACGTTCCCCGGGTTAGCTTGAGGGAGCTGCGTGATTTGCGGAGTGCTCGGGGTGTAGTTAGAGGTGTTGCCTAGCTGTGACAAGCCTCCCTGCGTGGTCTCCCCTGGTCTCATCTGCGCCTGCGGAGGGAGGTAGCCTCCTCGTCCCTGGATGCGCCCGGGATCAAGCTGCTGCGGAGTCATGCCCTGTTGAAGGCGCGGATCGATAGGTTGTTGGGACGGCAGTCTCTGCATGGCGGGCTCTCCCTGTTTTGTGAAATTCATAGGTTGTGAAGTTGGCGTAGCTGCCGGAGCTCTCGGGGGCTCTGCAGCTGGTCCCGCTACCGGAGGAGGAGGCGCAGGAGGTTTAGCCTGTTGCTGCTGTTGCGCCGGCTGAGCAGGTGCTGCCCCTCCGAATACAGCGTTCACGCCGTTTCTATAGGCTGCTGCTTCCTCTTCGGTTATCCCACCATCCTTTACGAGCTGATCGAGAGCGGCGAGCGCTGTGTCTCTATCGACCCCTGCCTTCTGGTACATGGCTAAAGCATTCTGCCGCGCCTTCTCTACGTCATCTCCTGCCCCTGAGAGCGCAGCCTTTGCGAACATGCCGGCAGTATCAGAGCGGAGCTTGTCGTTTCCGCCTGTGACTATCTCAGCAAGGGGATTAAGAAAGCCCACAGCCTCTTGTGTGGTGCCTTTATAGTCTTCAGGGGCAATCTCGAAGTTACGAAGCCCCTTCTCGTCCCTGTACCCCCCGTCTCTTCCCATGTCGAAGGTAGAGCCGTCAGGGTTCGTGTAGACGAAATCCTCTCCGATAAAGTCACTTTTCTTGAGGTTCTTACGCACCCTGTCCCGAAGGATCTGATCATCATGTTTGCCAGAGCCGAAAAGCGCCTTGGTGATGAGTGCATTGGGCCCGATATCCACAAGCTTTGAGATGGGCCCCACTACGTCTTTCCCTAGGTACTTTTCTGCGGCGCCCCGGTACGGAGAATGGATGCTCGCCATTTCCTCGTCGGTCATGTTCCCGCCACCGGAAGCCTTCTTTGCTGCCTCGTAGTTCTTCCACGAGTTATACGCCGTGATCGCAACAGCAAGGGGCCACATATAGGCGCCGTACCCTGCGCCCGAAGCTCCCGCAGTAGAAGAGGCTCCCGCAGTTGAGCCCGCAAAAGCACCTGTTCCGCCTGCGGCAGCGCCACCAGCCGCCGCTCCACCTGCCGCAGCTCCGCCGGCTGCTACTCCCGCTCCTGTTGCAGCTCCTGCGCCCGTTGCTGCAGCTGTGCCTGCACCTGTAGCAGCAGCCCCGCCGCCAGCTGCCGCAGCACCACCAGCAGCAGCACCTCCTGCAGCCATCGAGTTAGCAACGTACATGCCGCCGATAGTTCCGGCAGTACCGCCTAGAATGCCTGCAGCCTGCTGATACGGAGCACGTTTTTGCGCCTTTTTCGCATCGGCTCTATCTTCCTCTGCCTGCTCTTTCGCCTCACGCTGTTCGCGCATGGCGCGGATGGTCTGGATTATCTGCCACATTCTTTGGCCTTCTCTAGTCGAGAGAAGGACTGCGAGCTGTGCTTCTTGTTCCTTTGTCATGAGCCGTATCCTGTATCCGGCAGACTCCAGGGGCCGAGAAGATACGTCACTCGGTTACCTGTCAGTGACAGAATAGGCGCAGACTTCTGACTTGAGTATGCGAGTTTTACAGCTGCTTCGTGTTCTTTCCGGTAGGATTCCCACTCAAAGCCGTTCTCTCTCTTCCAGCGCCAAATGATTCCGCTTTTAATGATCTCTTCGTCTATGTGGCAGACATCGGTATCAGCGGTGAAGGTCTCGTAGCCGCTCGAGACATAGACCCACGTCACACCACCATCAGAAGCAGAGCTCGAGGTGTGCGTAGGAGCCGTTGCACCCGTAGTCCCTCCTGCAGTCGTAGAGTAAATATTGCCGTTGTAGAAGCAGTACGAGTTGGCATCGAAGGCTGTGGAGGCAGTCCACGTAACGGGACGGATCCAGCTCTTTGTCTGATACTCAAAGACGAGAGTTCGAGTGTCGGTAGGTGTGGGCTCTATGAAGATGGTTTGGTCTGCATAGCCCTTGATGCGGAAACCACTACGCGGGGAGACCGTATTGATACCCGATACCCTATCCTGCCACGCCTGAGGGGTTAGGGGCCCACGAAGGGGCCAGCTGTTAGTGCGGTCCCAGTGGGTTTGGAACTGTTCGTAGTCTATGTCCCCTGGCATGGCGTAGGACGCGACACCATTTGAGGTAGTAAAGGGGTATTCCTTTGTGAGCCTTACCCAAGGGTAGCTTTTTCGGAGGTGTTTCCCCTCCTTCTCTGCAAAGGCTAGGAGGTTGACGACGTTATCATCAGTACTGCCTATGACAGAGGTGGGAACATTGATCTTTAGTTCCCGTGAAGCTTCTTGGATAAGGCTTAAAATGGTCACTGTTTCCCCTTTCTCCTCGTAGTCTCAGGAACTACCTGATCGAGTGCCGTTTTGAGCTCTGAGAGCTGGCGCCTAAGGACATCCATCTCTTCCCTCATCGCCTGGTTTTCAGCCGCAAGCTTAGCGGCAGCGGCTTCGTCTTTTGCCACCTCAAGGCGTGCCTTTGCCTGCGCTGCAAGCTCACGAGCGTTAGGGATTGCAAGCTCTCTCAGAGCGCTGTCATTGCCAGCCAGAAGGGCTAGGTGTTCGATGGTGAAGATGCGCCGAGATTTGAGCGTATCCACCATATCGACTGTCATAAGGGGCCAGGTCTCAAGAGGTGTCCCTTCAGGCGGTAGACTCGCATTCTCTACGAAGCGAAGGAGCGCTGGCCTTAGATGCGGATCCTGCATGAGCTTATCAGACGGGTCTACCTGCAGGGGCTCTAAGCTTCTGAGCTTCACATCATGAAAGACATTATCCGTGCTACCTGGGTTCCATATGGTGGCTCTAAGGACTCGCTTAAACGAAGCGACACCGGTTTCTTTGGTCTTTACCTTGTCCTGCTCTGATACCCACTTGAAGGCGACAAGTTTTGTGCCTGCTACGTGCGGCACACTGGCTCTAGCGCCATTAAGAAGAGACTGATCCCAGTCGAATTGATCACTAATCATTGGTTTACTTAAAAAAGGGGGCCCATACAGGCGCCCCCTTACGGTTAGTCGTTAGTCGTGATGTCATCCGTATACGGATAGTGGATCTCGAATTCGGCGAGACCCGTAGACGGTGTATCGATAGCGGAGGCACCCTTTGCAAGGTGCACCATATCCCCATCTACTACGGCATCATCTACGCTACCGGCCGTAGCCGTTGCCCAGACGAGCGCGTTATCTACGTACCCGGCAAGCACCTTACCAACAGCCTTGCCGTACACTTGGTACCATCCGTATTGATCGGCGACGTTTGCCGACATGGAGACGCCTACGGGCCCTATCGCGTTAGCCGCGAGCAGAGCCGTAGTACCATCATCCATGTTGATCGTTGCCCAGCTTCCGACAACAGTGCTTGCCACACCCTTGAGGTAGACGAATTCGCCTTCTCCATAGGTTTCGTGGCGAGCTTTCACTCTCTTCCCAAGCGGATGCCGCTTCGTAGTCGAGGTGTCAGCTATCGGTTGAATCCCCAGTTCGGGAGTCGTAATAGTCCAATCAGCCATTTTTATTTCCTCCTTACGCCTTAATTACGCCTTGAAGGAACCGGCATCGGCACGTGAGTGCCCCCGCCCAGCCGATGAGCTTGACGATCGCATCCTGGTTTACAGGAGCGCGGTCGCCGCCAATCTGCTTCATGTTCCGATCCTTGTGGGGTCGAAGCGACAGGTGCTTCGTATTGAGGAAGTACATGTGTGAAGACGGGCAGTCTCCACCGTAGCCGCCGTCGTAAACGACATCGGCATCCATGAACTTCAGCGTCTGGAAGCCCGCTTGTCCAAGCTTCGCATCAGTGATGCGCTGAATGGACTGGAGCGACGCCCAGTAGTAGCCGAAGTACGTATCGTCAGCGACGATGAGATCCGGCCTATCCGTGCCTCTCACGCAATCAAGCCACATGCTGTTCATAGCAGCTTGAATCGTGGTCGAGCTCGGAGTGATGCTCAGATCCGAGAAGTCGTAGACGTTGTTCCTCCAGAAGCTATAGGTGCTTCCAGAGATACCACCTACGGTATTGGTATTGGTGTCAGCGACGATGAGCTGAAGCCCACCGAGCTGCTTTCCACCATCACCGGTACCGTCGGAGTAGACGCCAACCGACATCTTATTGGTCATCGTGGCTTCAGCATTCTCAATCCGTGCCTCGAGAAGGTCTATGAAAGCCTCCTCACCGGTATTCTGCAGCATCTCCTCACCGGAGATGGTCACAGCTACCGCACACTGTTTGAGTGAATACTCAGCCGCCGAAATGACGTCAGACGGGGATACGTTTACCTGGTCGTATCCGTTGTACCATTGGAAGGTGGAGTTTTCAGCGTAGTAGAGTTCTTCTACTATCTTCCTTCCACCGCTCCACGGCCGGATACGTCCCTTCTCTTTGAGCCGAAACAGAAGCGCAGTATTCTGCGTCACGTTGTCGGCAAGCTTCTTTGAGCGCAGCTCGATTGTCGTAGCTGCAATCTCGTTATAGTTGCTGTTTGCCATTTATCCTCTAGCGATTCGCGTTCTGCGAGATCGCTAGGCGGATGGCTCCTCGTATGTCGTCAGGTACCGAAGGGGCAAGGCTTGCAGAATCGGGAGAGCTCTTTACGGAGCTTCCGGCAAGCTTGCTTCTCTTTGCTCTTTCCTGCGCCTCAAGTCGTGACCGCTCTGCCGAAAGTGCCTTTTCTCTTGTCGTAGGATTAGCCCAGAGCGCTCGCTCGTAAGCCTCATGGAGGACTTGACGATTGGAGAGCTCAGGCTTTTCTGCCTTGAGATGTGCAATGTGGAAGAGCATGTCATCGGCTACCTCTTGTATGTACGGTCTAAGAGGTGTGCCGTTGGAATCGACTTCGGCTGCAAAAGATTGGACTTCCCCTATCGCGTGAGCTTGCCGTTCTTCTTTAAGTCGCGCCTGATGTGCCTGACGCTCCTCTTCCTGGCGGGCTAGCCGTGCTTCGAGGGTATTAATCTTCTGTAGGACTGGGCTTAGGTATCCTGTCTGATTGTACGGGGAGTCATCGCCTTGAGCGATCTCCACTTTGAGGCCGTACGACTGACCTATGATCTTCAGTGCTTCCGCCGGATTGTCATCAAGAGCCTGCTGCGCCATGAGAAGCTGTTGAACGCCTTCAACTGGGCTTACACGGTTTCTGTCAAATAACTCCTGATGGGCTCCTAGCAATGAGTCATACTGTTCGGCTCGTCGCTTGACCTCGCTCAGTTCTCTGCCCTGTCGAGATAGACCCTGTGTCACTTCGGTTTCCCGCTGCAGGATGTACTCCTGTGCGGCGGGGGGAAGCGAAAGGAAAAGGGCTTTCTTCTCGTCCGTCCAGCTGTGAGGCGGGCTGATGGGCCCTTTGGGGGCTTCAGCTACCTTTACAGCAGGGCTTTGGTCGGAGGTCTCTACTTTAGGAGCGAACCGGCCTTTGTCGTCTCTGGCTCTGTCGCTACGGGGCGCTTCTTCTTCCTCACCTGCGCCTAGGTGTTGTTTCATCGCCTCTCTGATGGAGGCTCGAATGTCTGATTCCGAATCTTCGGGAATCTCTACTTCTTCTATGGTCTCTTCTACCACCTCTTCGGTGGTGTCATCGTCTTGAAGCACTACGCTCTATCGCCTCGCGAATATCCTGCTTTAGCCCTGGCACCTTCATTTGGCGCCGGTCTCTGGGCTTTTCGTTTCCGAGCTCTTCGCATCCAAAGGCTTTGGTGACCTTTCGGAACTCGGATTTAGAATCCATGTACTTTCCGGTGATGGGATGTTTAAGGCCCCCCGGGGGAAGGGAATCGGTAATAACCTCGAGACGAGGCGTTATAGGAGCTTCTGCCTCCAACTCCTCTACCTTTCCGGTTTCGTGGTTGTACCTAAAATACCCTCTCGCCATGGTCACTCTTGAGTGTAGAGAAACCATTTCGGGCGGGAATACGTTAATTGAACTCGTATTCGTCCTCTTCATCGAGCGCGAGTAAAAGCGCCTGTAACGCATCCTCAATACCCAAGTCATGGATGCGCTCGGCCTCGAGACGAATGCCTTCAAGCATCTCTCGTAAGCCTCGGTAATGCGCTTCGAGTGCAAGGCGCTCGGCTTCTCTTTGAGCGGCTTCCTCTTTCTCACGTTCCTGCCGCTCGAGGTCACGTAAGAACGCCTCTTCCTCGAGTGCGAGAGCACGCCTGGTCTCTGCAAGAACAAGCTCTCTGAGCTCTGCTTGTAAGCCCTCAAGCTGAGCGCGGATGTCGGTAACGTCTTCCCGCTCTAGTGCGGAAATGAGTTCCTTGGTCTCCTCTTTGACCTCGCGCCTTAGCTTCCTAAGAATCTTTTTCCGCCTGCGAATGAGCTTGGTGCGCTTAGGCCGAGCGGGAACCGGTATGTGGTAGTGCCCATCATGCGTATCGGTTGAATCCGAGACCCCGGTAGCTTCAGCGGTGACCGGGTACGCTTGCAGAGTAACCGCAGCGAGAGGCAGCGCGCTTATGTGGTGCTCGGTGGTTGAGGCTGTGACGGCAAGGGCTGCTACGGTCACCGCGGCCACCGGAATGTTCACCGTATGGTTGGTTGCGACTGTCGCTGTGGGTGCAAGGCCCGCTACCGCCACAGTTGCAAGCGGGAGGTTTGAGATATGCTTCTCGGTTGTGGTTGCAGTAGGCGCTAGGGCCGCAACAGTCACCGCCGCTACCGGCAGCGTAGAGTTTCTGTTCTCGGTCTTAGTGGCAGTAGGGGCAAGACCGGCTACGGTGACAGCGGATACCGGCACATTCGAGATGTGGCGCTCGGTTGTTGTGGCCGTGGGGGCAAGGGCTTCTACGGTAACGGCAGCGACTGGGAGTTCAGACGTATTGTCCTCACCTACCGGCGCCGCGCTCGCCATCCCCCACCCGTAGATGGGCTTATAGGACCTCAGAAACCCGTCGTTATCGGCCTTAGTCGGAGAGTTGGTAGGCGTAAGCTCACAGACTCCGACGATATCTATCTCAGTCGATCGCCCGTTTAGGAGCCAGACGGAGAGGAGGTACTCAGGGGCTACCTCGAGCGGATGAATCCTATCGGCCAACATGTCCCACTGGGACTGCGTGAGGGTCTTTGCCCACTCGGCAACGTAGTAGATAGTGCCATTCATGTAGGCAGCGGTTCCCGAATCGGGAACACCGCCTACGGTTGTACGGTTAATGCCTGCGGGTATTCGGCTCGTGGTGCTCGCTGTGGCTAGGACGCCTTCAAGAACCGCCTGCCTCGAGGTGGCAGACGTCCCCTGGTACCCCATCTGATAGATGGTGCCGGCAGACAGCGTGCCGGTAGACGACGAATCAGAGACGCCTGAGCCGTCACGCGCACGGGCCTGAGCGTTGCCGCCCGCTGTTATGTCTAGACGAAAGAAGTTGTTCGCAGAGCCGGAGACCCCAGCTCCCCAGACGCCCTGCCTAACGCCAATAGCAGCGGGTTTTACAAGGGCAGAGACCGCAAAGCCATCAGAACCATTGTAGCTAGTAATACTAGCGCCTGCGCGGGCAAGGATCTGAGAGCTGGCGGATGTGAATAATGTTGCCACACGTTAGGTCTCTTTGCCGAATAGCCCCCAGAGCTCAGCGTCTGACGCGATATCGTCCGCTGCGTTTGTCGGGTCTCGTCTTACACGGACTATGGCAAGCTCTCCCTCTGCCCATGAATCCATGTCAGCACCGTCAGTGAAGGTAATGACAGGATACGAGAGCTCTCCCGTTGCGGAGGCTGTAGTGTCTGTCACCTCGTTATAGTCGTAGGTGTGAGCAGCATCGACGTCTTCAGCGTCATCGACCATGGACCTAATCGCTATGCCCCATCTCACAGAGCCGGAGGTGGCACTCGTTGCAGACCAGGGAAGCGTAAAGGTAAGGCCCCCGCCGTCATAGCCCTCGAGCCGACAGAGGAAATCCATGTACTCGATAGACGTGCCGTCAAAGTCTAAGACCTCGACACCTTCTGCAGGTGTAGAACCTCCGGGCCTTACGTCAAAAGTCGCGTAGCTTGAAGCCGGAGGCATGGCCCTTAGAACTTTGACGACCGGATCCCCTGACGCCACGTTAGCTCCTTGTTACGGTAAAGAGTCCCGAAGCGTTGATGGTGACAGTAAGCGTATTGCCGTCCGTGGTTGTGACATCAGCCGGCGTATTATCGATAAGCCCGTACGCTACAAGCGGGTCGTTAGCCACCGTGTCATCGAATATGCACCAGTACCTAGCCACGAGCGAACCACCGGAAGCCGTAAAGACCGCGTTGTCGAGGTCAAAGGTAAGGACTGCAGCCGACCGGTTACTTGTCACCGTGTGGGTGTACCGAGCGTAGCCGTTCCCGGAGAGCTCGTTTGTTACGTCTGTAAGGACGGAGTGGTTTGCCTGGTTCGGAGTCCAAGAGCTCGTCGTCAGAAGCATCTTGAAGGTGTCAGACGCCGTATTGGCGGCTTCCGCCATGTACTCTACCCAGCTGTTGAATATGTTTGTGGTACCTGTATACGTTGCCATAGCTTAACTCACTTCCCCTTCATCGATTGAGAACACATGTCCACCCTGCCCGTCTGCCTTGTGCGCTGTAATGTTCTTTGGTGGCGCGGCATCTAGTCCCACTGTCCCCGGAGCGAGCTCCTCGATTATGTCTTCTATCTGAAACCTCTTAGCCCCCGTGCCATCAGGAGGAAGCGCCACAACGCGCCGCTTATTCCTAGCGACATTCACCCGAAGCCCAGAGCCGCTACCCTTGGCAGGTGCACTAGCTTTAGCCTCAAGCGCCTGCACCTGGGCTCTTATGGCTTCGATTGCCATGTCGGCTTTGGCTTGCGCCTCTTCCTTCTTGGCATCGACAATCATCTTGAACTCGAGCTCGCGAATGGCTGCCGCGTGCTCAAGGTTAGCTAGCTTAGCCTCGAGGTCGGCCTTGAGTGCGGCAGTCTGTTGAGCGCTCTGAGCCTTCATGGTCTCTAGCTGGATCTTCGCTTCAAGCTCTTGCTGCTTCGGATCAGGCGGTGGCGGAGCGTTCTTAGCAGCCTCAAGCTGCGCCTTTGTCTCTTCAATGGCGTTCTCGAGCTCGCTCTCTAGGTTCCTGCCTGCCTTGTATGTGCGAGCGACAAAGAGAAGCATTTCTCCCATTGCCGGTACATACGACGGAAGCTCTTGCCCCAGTTTGCCCATAACCTGAAGAAAGCCCGTGATGGACTGCATAAAGTCGCTGCGCTTCTGCTGGTCAAGCGCATCATCTATGGCGAGCGTGGAATCAGTCTCGATATCGATCTTAAAGCGCCGCATTGGGTCATTACGGAGGAGCTCTACGGCAGCTAGGTAGATCTTCTGCTTCTGCTGCGCTACGAGTTGCGCTACCATCTGCGGATCTTGCGGGATAGGCTGCCCGGTTGCCGGGTCTACCTGAGGCGGTATCTGAGGTTCGGGGATAAACTCATCGCCCGTCATGGCGAGAAACGTTGAAGGCTCAAAGAGCTCCGATTGTATTTCGGCTGTGAGTGCTACAAGGTCTTTGACGAAGCGTTGAACGTCCATTTGCCGTCGCGTGAGGCGTATCGAGGCAAACCGTCCTTTAATCTGCTGAGCGGCTGCAGTCTCATTAGGGTCACTAGCCCCACGCATGATGTCTGCCCAGCCGGTGACCTCGTAGATATCGTTCTTTATCTGCTCTTTCTCGGCATGAATAACCTGGAGCGCTTCTACTACCTGAGTGATGGGCCAGAATTGCACAGCACCATCAAAGCCACCTTGAGAGCCAAAGGCTGCCCAGTTCTTTACCGGGATAAGACGGTTTCCACCTGTCTCTAAAAGCCTCTGAATATCGTCACACGCTGCGTCATAGACGCCTGCAACGCGTAGATCCTCTACAAGCGCCTGCTCTCTGGCGATGGTCTTGTCTAAGAGGTTTGCAAGTGCTGAATACTGCTTAAAGTCTGGAACGGGTACGAGCGAATCATTCGTGAGAGACCCATAAAGCGGCTTAGGCATCGGGAAGAAGCCTTTAAGCTGTAAAGGGTCTTGTATCTCGCGCAGGTAGATATCTGGAACGTCTTCCGAGAGCCAACAGACGGTCTTAGACTTCTTATTCCAGACCTCCCATATCTGGGCCTTCTTCCAGCTATCACCCCCTTCTACCTGTTTGGAGTTCTCCTCCTCCTCTAGCCCTACACCGCAATACTTATAGATAAGTTTATCGGCTATCTCTTTACCGAGCTGCGCTTCTGCATCTGCGCGCGTGAGGTAGATACGAAACCTGACCTCTTGTACCTCATCCCATGAGCGGGCAGAGCTGTGGGAAAAGTCCTTCCAGTAGACATACTCAGCGTAGACGTTCTCTTCTACCTTCTGCTCACCTTCAAACTTAGGCACGTACCTGACACGGCAAACACCGCGCCCCAGAAGACAGAGGTCTAAGACTGCAGCAGACACGGCTGCATCAAAGTCATGGTCTTCTAACTGAAACCTCGTAGCCCGCTCGATTATCTCGGCAGCTATCCTCGCTAGTTCGTCTTTGTCCTTAAAGCGCCTTTCAGCCTGAGGGACAGGCGTACGAGCGTAGAGAGAGGGGAGAAGCGTTTGGAGATTACTCCAGAAGATGTTGTAGCGGTTCTCTTTGTCGTCAGTAGGAGTGAGAGCGTCTTGTGATTCGCCTCGGTACCTGCGGGTAATGCGCTTAGCATCCTGCTCCCAATGGTCAAAGGCTTTTTGATCCCTCTTTATGGTCTGGAGCTTTGCTCTAACGCGCGCCGCTTGGTTTTTTGTAGGTGCTTCAGCCATCAAAGCCTCTTAGCCTTACGAGGGGAGCTCTTCCAAAGCTCATCTAGGGTTGCGTTTTCAACGCCTCGTAATGGTTTCCCTGCTTCGGGGGCTGGCTGCGTATACGGGCGACTCATGAGCCCGTAACGGAGTGCGTCCGCTGCGTGGTCCTCCCCGTCCGTATCCACGTCTTCAGGCTTAACCTCGTCGTGTTGGAGCGCGGGGAGTGTCCTTATAAGATTTGTAACAGTTGAAAACATTTGCACCATAGGGATTTCATCGTGTCCCTGAAGGCGCTGCCTGACCTGTACCCAACCGGCAATGCGTTCGTTATCCGCCGGCCGAAAAAGAACGCCATGTTTTCGGAATTCCTCAGCCATCGAAGGCCCGCCGTCCTGTTTGAACATGGCGGGGTCTGCTACTGAGTACGTGATGTTCTCGTGTCCGTCTCTCTCACGGATAGCCTCCGCCACCTGGGAGAATGTCCATTTAACCCCCACGTTCGGCGCCGAAGAGCCGTAGAGCTCCTTATAGACTATGACTTGTCCTGCCGGGTGCTCTGCTACCGTGCCGTCAGAGACCGCGAGCCAGAGGCAGCAGAAAGGCTTAGCACTTCCCCAGTCAAAGGCACGGAACCGCGTCCAATGCTTTGGAAGCTCACGAGGCGCTATCACGTGGCGCTCGAGGGAGAAGCAATCAAAGTAGGCGCCGACTATCGCTGACCAGTCACCTTCTAACCAGGCGCGGACTAATAGCTCAGAGCCGACACCACGGAGGGAATCCACGTAGCCCGGATCGTTCATGAGGAGAATAAGGTTGTCTTTGACGCGAGACGGGATGAACATCCGTCGCCATTTCGTGCGCTCATCAAAGATGGGCTCATAGCCTCTAGGGGCAGGGTCTATGAATCGTGACTTAACCCACTGGTGACCTGCGCCACCTGGATTACCGGTAGAGCGTACCCGTTTAGTGGGGATCTCCATGTCCGCCCAGCGCCTACAGGCTTTAAGCTTGTCGTATCCGCCAGGTGATGCCCAGTTAGGAAGCTCATCAAACCCTATCCACGAGTATTGGTGCCCCTGGTACTTGTCTGCGTCTACGTCTCTCTCGAGGTGACGAAACCTAAGCTTTGCCCCATTGGGCCAGTGCCATTCGTGAGACGCCTCCTTCCACTGGGCATTTGTCTGCGTATAGAGGGCACGCGCCCGTTCGATTATGCCTGAGAGTTCAGGGTACGATTTGCGGAATAGAATTCCTTGCCAGTGACGGCCGTACCGCTCTACGTCCTGTAGGTAGTCGCCTAGAAGGTAGTCGGATTTGCCACCACCTCTGGCACCTCCGAAGAAGAGCTCATCGCACCAGGTGGCAGCTATCGCCTCAGATTGGGGCCCAGGTTGTGGAGACCATGCGAACAAAGGTTACACCTTGCGGAAAGTAAGGGAGCGGCTACCCTAGTGGTGTCTGTTCGATTCCTTCTTTCCGTTGGGCCCTCGGTAGTTCTGCCGGGGGCTTTTTATTTGAGGCAGAACGTCTCAGGCTTCCCGCCTATCCGGCACCATGGGCAGCTCTCCATCTCAGAGACCACCTCGAAGTCTAAAGGGATAGGCCCGCACACCTTGCACGTAGCACGGAAGATGAAGGTCCTTGGAACGTAGCCAAGCCTCATCATCTTGTTCTCGGCTAGTACTCGGATGTGAGCGATGCGCCTTTCTAGGTCGTCGCCTAGTTCGTCCCACTCAGGCGTGCCCATGAGCTCTGCTAGGAGCTCACCTTTGATGCGCTTATAAAGCTTCTGGGGATCGGCAGGAGCGTCCAGCATTAGAGAATGCCCTTCCACGGTTGAGTGCGCTCAGGCTTCCCGCAGCAGGGGCAGCGCTTGCAGGTGCAGTAGGGGTCTTTATCTCCGAACTTCTCGGCTACGGTCTTTCTGAAGCGCTCGAGCTGCTCAAACTCTTCCTGTGCTTTCCGCTTAGCTTCCTCTATCTTCTTCTCTTCTTCGTAGCTCATGACTCACTACCCGTATCCCGAAACTGTACGTACCGCTCGAGCGCCTCGTTAAATCTCTTCTCGTCGAAGTCACTTCTCTCGGGAGCTTCGGGGAGGACCGGAGACGCATCCTCGAGAACGTCTAGCCCCTCCTGCAACACCTTGCACATCCGCCCATGGAGGTTTCTGAGGTTCCCAATGAGGAGAATTCGGAACTCCTCGTCAGAGAGGTTTGCCACCTGCTCTTCACTCACAGTGAACGAGAAGTGTTTAGAGTAGAGATGAAAGCGCAGCCCCGGCTGACTAATGAGGCCCAGTCGCCTTAGAAGCTTCTGCCTCTCGCTCTCGCTGCTTTCGGATTGTCCATTGCTCATAGGTTTCCTGCGGAGGCCCGTCTACGTGCTTAGTCGTGAGAGGCCCACCGTCTGCACCGGTAACCTCGATAGCTTGAACAGCCTTGCCGATGCCTCGGTCTAGGAGCTCCTTAGCAGCAGCGATGCGGGCCCTGTCGTCTTCTGCGTTCTTAACGATGTTGATGAGGATCGTGATGACCTCCGGGCAGGCTTTTAGAGCGAGAAGCTTCACTTCTTTCTCTGCCTTTGGTCTTCCGCCTGGATTACCGGACTGACCTTTCTGGAACCTCACGCGCCCTGTTCTGTGGGTTAAAACAAAGTAAGTTTAGTCTTAGCCCTCAGCCGTCCCACTGCAGCAAGAAGAGCCCCAAGGAGCGTCAAGACGAGTTGCGCTTCCTTGGGGAGTAGCTCAGGTGGGATAGCTTGGAGCACCTCAAGAGCTTGCTCGAGTACTGTCACAAGGAGCGTAAAAACTCCCCAGAAGGTGACAGACGAGAAAAGTGATTTCGTTGCGAGAAAGCCCATACCCACCATGATACGGGCCCTATACCGGGCGGGAATACGCTATCTGATCCCCATCATGTTTTTTTCGGGAGCGAACAAGATGAACCTCTTACGGACTGTACCGCACTATTAAACCGCTCGGTTGCGCTCTCTTTGTATGGTTTCGTAAACAAACCTTCCCGAAGTCCGAAGTACCCAAGAAAACTCAGGCCCTTCCTGCCTTTTAATGACTCCGCGCATGTGCAAGAACCTGCCAACTCTTTGGGGGGTCTTTGCAGTGTACGCACCACGCACGAGGAAGTTTCATACCGTATGGCTCGCGTGGTCTGCATGGCTAGACTCTCAAGCTCCCACCACAAAACGGACCTATATCGGCATCATGCTCGATTGGATGAGGTTTGTTCAGGTAACACCCGGCACCACAGCCGGCGCTGATCGCTTAAAACGTGTGACAGGGGTTGAGAGCCTTGCCTACGTCAATGAACTGAAGAAGCGGATAGGCGAGACACCCAGGGCTCTAAAAGGGGAAGGAGTCGTAGCAACGCTTTCAGCTGCTACCGTCAAGAAGTACTGCATGTGTCTGAGGCGTGCGTACGCGGTACTGATAGCCCATAAGCTCTTTGAGGGGGTGAATCCCTTTGATCCCCTTCTCGTTAAACCTCCAAGGCAGACAGACGGTACAAAAAGGCCGACAGAGATGGTGCCTTTTCATCGTGTGAAGGAGCTCCTCGAGTGGGGAGACAGTTCGCCAAAGGCTATCAGAAACCGTGCGTTACTTGCGCTTCTCTTTGGCGGGGGGCTTAGGCGTGGAGAAGCGGTGAACCTGCTACTCGGAGACATAGGCACAACCCCTGCCGGTACGTGGTTCGTGTTCCTGAGGGGCACTAAGGGGAAAGAGGATAAGCGGCAAGCCGTGCCCGAGTGGGCGGTAGAGCATCTCCGTGCCCTCATGGCACAGCGGCACGCGGAGGGGGCTAAGAAGAGTCATCCTCTCTTTAATGAGTACTCAGGCCGTGGGGGCTTGAAGTCTACCGAACGCGCTATGAAGCCCGGAGCTGTCTACCAGGTCTTCCGGCAGGCGTGTGACGCTATAGGGCTAGGCCCGGAGTTTACCCCCCACAGTGCCAGAGCTTCGAGCATTACGAAGCTCCTAGAAGACGGCGTCCCTCACCGGGAGGTGCAGGAGTTCTCGAGGCACAGGAGCATCACCATGGTGGAGCTCTATGACAAGAGACGGTACGAGGTAGACAGGGGGCCTTCGAAAAAACTTCGCTTCCACTAGTTGGGATACCCCAAGTCAGTAGTTGGTATACCCCAAGTCTCTACAGAAATCATTTCGCCTTATGGTATACTCGGGCTCGACTACTAGGAGACCTGACCATGAGCCACGATCCCACATCCGTACAAGCTGCCGTCCGGCAGGCTGCCGACATCATCGCGAAAGCCGTATGTAAAGAGATAGAAGAAGGGGCAGACGCCCGTAAGAGCCGCCTTGCCGCTGACATCGAGGCAGCCCTCATGAAGGTGGCTGAGCGCATTCTTCGGGAGGTCCACAAGTAACCATGACTGAAGAACGATTCGGACGCCTCGACATGGATACAGATAGCGTGGCGTATGAGCAGCTGAAAGAGAGGGCGGAGGCAGCGCTGGGCGAGCTCTACACCCACGAGCAATGGGAACCTCGGATTGACGAAGAGGAGACCGAGAAGCTACGCGCCGACGTTCGGGCTTACATGGCGCATCTGGAGTCACAGCTTCCCCGCTGGATTCCGGTGGAGGAGAGGTTGCCGGAGAGGGAAGGTCACTACATCGTAACCTGGCACACCGAGATGGATCCGTGGCCGCATGTTGAGACGGAGTGGTATAGCCCGGCCAAAGGTTGGATGCGCGGCAACTCTCACATTACCCACTGGATGTTGCCACCGGAGCTACCGAAATGAGTGACGTTCCCTCACGAGTCACGGAGCAAATTCCGATCCCCATCGATGCCCTCGCGATAGCCCTAGAGTCTCTAGAAGGCGATATCGAATCCCATAAATATTACATAGCTAACTCAGACCCCACCTACGAGCGTACGAAGCGCTACAAAGCAGAGCTAGCTGATATGCGTTATGCGCAGAGAGAACTCAAGAAGGCTATGCGTAACGCCAAGAGGAAGAGATGACTGACTACATCTGCAGACCCGGCCACGAGCTCTTTGACCTTCCGACCATCACAAAGACCTGCGACAGGTATGGCCGTGTCATGATGCTGAAGCGGCAGACGGAGACTCTTCGGATCTGGATCTCGGAGAAGGGTCTCGTAGTGAGGGAGTACCTCCACGGGTCTGAGTGGCGAGAGGCTGACCGCTATAAGCTAGGGAAGCCTACCCCTAACCTCTTTTTATCCTCGCAGCCTTCCGCACGCGCCCGTTAGCCTCTCTGTACTCCTTCATGTCCTCTATCGCTCTTCTTGTAGTCGCTGGGCACAGGTCTAGGTGCTCACAGACGTAGAGGAAGGTATACCGGGTTTGACCTGGCTCGTATTCCTCATCCGAGTAGATCCAGGCGCCGGCCGAGCGCTGCGTGTGCGCCTTTTTCGTCTCAGCTAGGAACTGCGTGTAATCTAGAACCGCTCTTATGAGGACAGCGGCTAGTAACTTTCTTTCGGGGTCTTTGGAGAATCCAAAGCGTGTGGAATTGGCGACAGTACTTTGGGCCTGTAACTCTTCCACCTAAAGGCCCTTCTCTCTCATCATTCGTAGCTGTTCCTCTAGTAACTTCTTCCTTGCCTCAAGAGCATCACCCTCAAGAGGCTTCCATGTTTTCGATGCTGGTACTTCTGGTACCGATGATGACTTGAGCCTCTCTGCCTGCTGCAGAAGCCTCTGCCTTCTGGCTTCGGTTTCATGCTCGAGAGCCCGTGCTCTCCCCTCCTGAATCTCCTTATCTGTCTTTTTCTGGGGACTAAAATGCGTATGCGGGGAGTGCGTAGGGGGTAGATATGGTGGCGGAGTAGGTGGAGTTGGCACGGGCCTTGCTGTTCTTCCTACCTCTACTACTCTATTTTTAGTAAAATAGGGTATGTGTACTAGGCGCTTTACTTCTGGGGAACTGGAATCAAAAAAAGAGGGGTCTTGATAGCGTGAAAGTGATGCTCCTAAACCTTGTTTCTTGTAACCCCACTCCTTTTTCTTCCTGATGCCTCGTACCGTCTTCCAGTGAGAAGTGACATCAGGAGGTTCCTTCTCGAGTGCGCGTTCCGGCTTCACAAGACAGTACTGAGCCCCACACCACTGAGTTACTTTCCGGCCTTCTTTGATCTTCAAGATGAGTCCCAGCTCTTTGAGACGTTGCATCGCTTTCGAGATGGAGCGACTTGAGAGCCCTGTCAGCTCATGAATGATTCGGTAGGAACAGCGGGAACGCTCGGCCCCCGTCTTCATGTGACGGAGGTAGAGACAGAGGAGAACTCCCGTCTCAGCTTTGGTGGCTTTCCTCGCCATGTACCGGATGATGCGGCGCGGGATAGAGCGCACAGCGAAGGGACGAAGGTTATAGCGCTCGTATACAGCAGCCATCTGCTCTTCGGGGATATTCACCCTCGACTGTCTTACGAGCTCTCGGAGCTCTGAGCGGGAACACCGAAGCCCCGTAAGCGCAAAGAGTTCACTCGATCTGAGCGTGAGTTTACTGCCGGCGCATGAGCGTCTGTGGTTAGCTTCTATGAGGGCGAACCTAGTTCTACGTAGCTTTGCGGAGTCAGTCTTTAAGGCAGCTGAAAGCTTAATGATATCGGCTACTTGTAGGCAGGTATAGTTCCTTCTAGTTCTAAAAAGGTTTTGTAAGGTATCGGAATCACGACAGAAATTCCGTTCTAATTCGTCCAGCTCCGTACCAATAAACCGTGATTGTAACTCTGTGAACTCATTAAATATTTCTGTTGTGTGGTTCTGACGCATCATCTATGCTCTAGGTGTTGAAGCGTTAATGGCCGCAAGGCTTGAGAGGACTAGTCACCCTCTGACGTTAATGTGGATACCGGAGCAAGCCGCAGCGGCAGAAGCTGGCTTTTCCTTCCACGGGGGGCCACTCCTAAAACACGCTGCGGTTTTGCTTTGACTACAGTTCGGCATCATACTACTTGACAGGTATGATGAGTAGCCGAAACCTTTTCCTTTCTCTCCTTTTCATCCTCACTTCCTGCGCTACTCAGGCAGGCTACAGAAGAAACATGCTGACATGGCCCGGACAGACTTCGGCGCATCTTCTCGAGCGCTGGGGACAGCCGCTTGCAATCTATCAGCCGACCGAAGGCAAGCTCATATGGGAGTACAGAAAGAGTTGGACGAATGCCGTTCCGATGATGCTTCCCTCTACCACCGTACATAATGGCTCCATGAATGCGTACGGGCCGCGCGGCGCCGCGTTCGGCACCTACACAGGAACAAGCACACAGATGGTGCCTGCAGGGACTATAGGCATTCACAATTGGTGTACAACGCGATTCACGATTCAGAATGATCGCGTGCTCGAGGTGAACTGGGAAGGTAACGCGTGTGAAGCGTAGTCACTCTACGACTGTTGCTCCCTTCTCGAGCTCCTGCATGAATCTGTCACCAGAGATGCCCCACACCTTAAAGAGGCGCACCAGATCCTGTACCGAGACATACTCTAAGACCTTCGCTCTTTTCTCGTAGCGGTCTTTGCTCATCTCAATCAACGTTCGGAACTCGTCGCGCTTTAGTCCCAACTCTTTACGAGCTCTCTCAAAAATCGTTTCTACTTTTTCTTTACTCACGATGCGTTTTTCTATTGTCTGCGGAATCTTTTTACGCGACTACTATATCTAGATGATGTAGTCAGTAATGACCATCATATTGCCGTACGGGTTGACTCCCCGGAAGGCGAAATGTTTTAGGAGCTATCAACTGTGGAAACAATTCTCGTACTGCTCACTCTCGAGCAGGAACTTCAATCACGCATCTCACAACATTGTATCTGGCTCGAGGTCTGTGACGAAAAGACCTTGGACGATATTAAGCTTCGGGCTGAAACGCTCGGACGCATACAAGGCTTGCGGCTAGCTATCAAGGCTATCCAGCGCAAGTCGGAACACCTCGTGGAAGAGCTCCCGCAAGACCTTCCAGCTAACTCAGACGAATCGCACTAAACGCTTCCCGCTGGAAGCCGCGCGACTAATCTATCTTCTGACTTCGAGGATACTTGTATGTCTAATTTACCTAGCAATGTCACCACGTCCGCACCAAGCTTAGACCTCTCGAGCAAAGAGGTTCTAAACACCATCCGCACTACCGTTGCCCACGGCGCAACAGATGCAGAATTCGCGATGTTCATCGAGTTCTGTAAGAGCACGCGCCTTAACCCCTTCAAGAAAGAGATCTGGTTTATCAAGGCACGAGACCGCGTGCAGATGATGACCGGTATCAATGGCTTCTACACCATCGCCAATAACCACCCGGCTTATGACGGGATGGAAGAGGTGACCTTTGAGACTGACGAGAAGGGGAAGCTTATCTCTGCCACTGCCAAGGCATGGAGAAAGGATCGTCGGTTTCCGTCTATCGGAACCGCCTACATGAGTGAGTATGCGGGAACCTCTCCCATCTGGCAGCAGAAGCCTCGGATGATGCTCGCCAAGGTCGCTGAGTCGATTGCTCTCCGCAAAGCCTTCCCGCAAGAGCTGAATGGGCTCTACACGCAAGAGGAGATGCCAGCAGAGTACTCCGGTGCCCCTGCCCCACGTCGCACACAGACGCCTGTGAGTATCGACGTAACACCTCCCGAGGCACGACCTGCACCGAAGCGGGGGCTCTCCCTCGAGGAAGACGACTTGCCGGCCAAGTTTGGCCAAGAGTCCATGAGCCTCGTTCGTGTGAATGAGCTCATAGCGGCTGAAGACTGGGATGAGTTGGGGCTCTACAAGATCCAGAGCGAGAAGGCTCTCTACCTGGGGAAGACTCTTTACGCGGTGGCACAAGAGAACCCCGCTTGGTTTCACCTCGCGCTCTCAAAGTACAGAGACAAGCTCCACATAACCGATCAAGTAGCGATTGAGGCTTACGCCAAAGCCTATGAGCAACTGACCTCTGCCGCCACAACAGGCACCACAGCTGGAGTGACGGAGAACCCTACCGCGTAGAAAGCGATACGCGAGACGCCTACACCCCGGAGGCGCAGTCCGGGGCCTTTTTTTAAGAGGATTTATGCGGCAGCAGCTAGAAACACGAAAGTTTAGGGGCCAGCTCGAGCGCTCCATTGACCTCATAAACGACAGACGAAACACCATGAACGGGCATCCGTTCTACGAGTTCGTGTTTATCACTGAAGATCTTGCTCTCAGGTGCCGCATCTATGAGGACGCCTATAAGTTTAACGGGCAAGGGGCTCTGCTTCTCCCTAACTGTGAGCTAGCCATCACCGGCAAATTCGAGCCGCCGCATTACCTCACGGTACAGCAGATAAAAGACCCGCTCTCTCAGACGACAACCACCACGCGCATAATCGAAGAGTACGGCTCTCTCGAGGAGTACCACGGAGCTCTTTGGGGCCGGATTCTCAAGGCGCGAGAGCTGGGGCTAGTCCCTGTACTCATCGCAGGCTGTGTTGATTTCAGAAAACGCGATCACTGTGTCCACAGAGACGGCCAATGGATGCCGAAGATGGAGTACGCGGTGTCTATCCTTGGCGGCACCTACGTCACCAAACGCCTAAAGGCAGCAAAGCTCACCGAAGGCACAGTCCCCTCACCCGGCTCTACTCGCAATAGCGTTTACGCAGAGAGAGTGCACGCCATGAGGGAAGAGCTCTTCGAAGAAGCTAAGAGGTATGAGGAATCAGGCGGCGATGTCTTCTGAGCATACAGAGCAATGCAAGGTTATCGAGTGGGCAACGTGGAACAGAAACCTCCATCCCGCATTAGAGCTGCTTTTTGCAATCCCGAACGGTGGGAAGAGGCATGTCATCACGGCAAAGAGGCTACAGAGAGAAGGTGTCAAAGCAGGTGTTCCCGATCTCTGTCTGCCCTGGCCGACGAAGAGACATCCCGGCCTCTATATCGAGATGAAGTACGGGAAGAACACCGTAAGCGGCAAGCAAAGGTGGTGGCTCGAGAGGTTATCGAGTGTGGGTTACTGCGTCTCTGTCTGCTACTCGGCCGAGGCTGCAATCACTGAAATCTGCGATTACCTAAAGGTTAAGCCATGCCAAAGCTAAAGCGCTGCCAAGAACTCTACGTCGTCGGCTACGTAATCGGCCGGCTAGACGAGGCACAGAGCAAAAAAAAGATCTCGGATCGAAGTAGGAAGTACCTCGAGCGGAAGGCGACTCGAGAAGCCCTCCATATGGTTCTGATGTACGAGGAAACCCTAGTGAAGGAGTACATTCTCTCGATCCGAGAGGTTGTTCGACGTGAAAAGAAGAAGGCGTTTAACGAAATGAACTAACGGGAGAAAGGTTATGCGACGGTTTTTGATTGGTTGTCTTTTGGTTGTCTTGTCCGGCTGCGTGGGACGAATGGAAGTAGGTACCCCTGATGGTATGCGGGCCCTGGGGGATAACGATATCGGAGTACAAGACCCCAAAGAGTACTTCGCTCACCGCGTGCAGTACGAAAAGGAAGTCACTAAGCGCTGTAGAACGTGTGACCTCGTAAAAGGATGGTTCGCACAGGCAACAGGAGGGACCGAGAAGCAATGAGGGACGAAAGAGACGACGTGATCACATGGGTATGGATCTGTGCCGTCTCGGCTCTTGTCCTTATGGGGCTCCTCCGTATGTGGGGGGCCCCGGAAGGAGAGCTAGAGAGGTGGCATCAGTTCTTCCAATACAGAGCTGAGATTCTAGGGAGCGACGGACGATGAAAGCGACTTTAGACACCTTCATGGCGGGGATAGGTCCCACAGTAGACCTACTCATCACAGGCATTCTCATAGCGGTCGGCATTCTCCTCGGTTGGAAGCTTTTAGAGTTCCTCTCGAAGAAAGCAGCTACTCACACAGCAGCCGGCAGAGGGGTTACCGCATTCTTCCGGGGGCTCTGGCGCTGGATGCGTACCACCTGGATGGTCTTAGGTTGCGGCACCTTCTTTATCGGAGGTGGGTGGCTCGCGCAAAAGACCGCCTACACCGCTGAGTGCGTATGGGTTGGCTCTGCGTGTCAGTACAGCTTTATGGGCACACCTGAGATACCGCCTCTCAAGCTCGAGCTCTCCCCTACTGAATGGGAAGAGGCAGAGATAGAGACCGAGCGCCTTCAGTACGAGAAGGACTATCAAGCGCAGCAGCTGGCTCGCAAAGGGAAAAAGCAATGAGCGTTGAAGACGATTACATATTGAAGAGGCGGCGCGTGGTCTTTACGGAATCGACCTTCGAGGACCGGCTTAAGGAAGTCACCTCCGAGCTCATGTATCGGATTAAGAACGGGCCAAGCTTCGGCAAAGGCAAGGACGAAACCGATGAGGCGTTTGAGCAGAGAGTGCGAAGGCACAAAGAGATCTGCGAGCGTTTCTTGGCCTACATAGAGAGAGGAGGCGACAAGGTATGAGCTGGCTACAACTGATAGTAGGGGTCTCTCTTGTCTTTTCGTCCGGCTTTCTCTTTGGGCTCATCTGGGGAGGAACCATCAGGAGGAATGAAATCGAAGACGAATGCACAAGACTTAGCGAGCTGTCCGAAATGCAGAGACCCCGTGCACGTGAAAACGGTGACCGCTGGAACTGAGCGCATCACCTGGCACATCTGTGAGCCGTGCCGGTATTTGCGTGAGGTATCTCGGATAGACGAGGCAGAGCACAGAGGGAATATGTTTATAGCTATGAGGTACCTAGATGAGTAGCGCGGACAAGGAGCCGGAGGCGTACATCAGCAACTTCGAGGATGAAGACCGGGTGTATCTACGTCGAGCTGTGGAGATGGAGCGCCGCCGCGTGTGGGAGAAGGCGAAGGAGAAGTCCCACTACGAGAGAAACCCTAACGCTGACGAGGGGTATACGGGGCTCTATGAGGTCATCTCTCTGCATGCCCTCGCCGACCTCCTGGGGATAGAGGAGAAGGACAGGTGATAGCGGAGCTGTTGATAGGCGGAGCAATTGGCGTGCTCATACTCGCGTACATGGCGCAAAAGGGGGAATGGTGACGACTGACCGGCCGGAGAAGTGCGAGATGATAGAGGAGCTGCTCGCGGGATGGATCGAGGAGATCCCCGGCGTGAACTACACGGACGATCCCACGCGGCTCGTTATCCCAGCGGCTGACATTGTGGGCTTTCTACGGAAGTTTGCTGCCGACGCACACCGCCACCTAGCGCGGCATGTGATGGAGAGGGCGATGGGGTTGCGATGTTCTGTGCCTGTGAACGATGACTCGGAAGATGCCGTCACTCTTGATGACCTCCGCCGCATCCTCTCGGAAGCCATAGGGGAGGACGTATGAAGCATAGGATAAGAGCCGTAACGGAGCTCGGTACACTGGTGTGTGTTGGACAAGCCACCGCGTGGAATGGGTGGGCTGTCGCCGCCGCATTCTTTCTCATGTGGTGGGGGAATACGAACGCCAACGGGAGGTTCCGATGATAGAGGAAGATACCTACGAATGGGGCATGACTTTTGTGGTTGGTAGACCGGAAGACGCCATCCGTGCCCACGTCGCCGCCCTTGAGGCAGAGGTGGCTCACCTGCGTACCGTGGTGGCCAATCGAGAGCACGATCGGAATGTGCTGACGACAGAGGTAGCGGAGCTGCGGAGGGAGCGCGACATCTACCACGAGGCGTGGGTAGCTGTGCAGGGGCACTACAAGCTTTGCATAGACGATGTGGTGCAGTTGACCCAGCAGCTCGAAGGCGCACGGCGGGAGGGGGAGAACGCGGCCAGGGACATGGTTTTCGAAGAGCTCGACACGACGATTGCGGAGTCGCCAGCCATGTTGGGGCAGAATGCCGAGGATACAATCGCGATTACTCACTGGCTCAAGAGGAACATCGAGCGGCGGTTCGCAGACCATGCAGCGCAGCAGTCCAAGCGCGAGCAGGAGGCGGGGGAATGAACGACGAGATAGAAATCTTCAAAGAGCAGGAAGTCTTGGAACGGATCCGCGAGGCGATCCGCCTCCGTGGTTCCGCTAAGGAACTGGCTGAAGTGCACGGGATATCGGCTCAGTACCTTTCTGACATCGTGAAGGGGCGTCGCCGCATTAGCCCTGCTGTCGCGCAAAAATTTGGATTCGAAATGCTTGTGACGTTTGTCCGAAGTCGGGACGTACGTGGCAAACGCGAGCAGGAGGCGGGGGCCGTCCATTGGAACCCGCGATACACACGAGGCGAGAAAGCGACGAAGGAGGGGGAGTGAGCGGAGAACTATTTGAGATTGACGAGTCGGTACTGCTGGAGGCGCTCCACAAGTGGGGATATCCCGCGCAAGAGCTGATGGCGATCGAGGAGATGGCTGAACTGACCCAGGCAATTGCGAAGACGAATCGTGGTCGCCCCGGCAACGTGGCCGAGGAGATAGCGGACGTGCTCATTACAGTCACGCAGATCGCCCTCAGCCGACGTCACGAGGTTCAAGAGGCTATCGCGTACAAGTTGGACAGGCTTCGCGAACGGTTAAAGAGATAGCTAACGGGAATCGGAACGGAGAACAAACTTATGGGGAGCGGCACAGGCTATAGCAACACGGGGAGATGGGGCCGCAGCGGGCTGACGAGCAGCGCACTTGAACCGAAACCCGTCCGGCGAGCCGCTCCCCTACTTTTTTAGTTTCGGAAGCGAGGTGAGATGAGGATCGAACGAACAAAGCGAGGCTTCCGACTGCACGTCGGTCGATGGCGATTCTGCTGCATGCCAGGCCGATGCCTCGTCGGTTGGCCACATGGGACACGGACGGCCGGATCCATCGGCTTGGGCTTAGCGGTCTTCACGTGGATGAAATTGGATTACTAGTTTCGGAAGGAGCACATGAAGCGGAAGGAGACGAAGGCGGAATTTATGGAGTTCGAGAAGAGCTACCCCTTCGCGTGCAATATCTGCGGCAAGCTATTCGAGTTCCCCTTCGAGCAAGCCGCCTGCGAGCAGAGCCATAAGAGCGATGACCCCGCGAAGCTCAAGCGAGCCGAGCGCCAGGTGCTTCTCCTTCTCGCAATGGCGGCACCGGAGCACGCGACTCAGGCGAGCGAGCACGCGGCAGAGATACTTGAAGTGTTGAGGAAGTAACGTCGGAATTCTGGGTTTCTTATGGACAAATCTGAACACGCAATACTGGTGGCGACGGCTGCCCACTACGGCCAGTACGACAAGGGAGGAAGGCCCCGCCTTGCGCACGTGCTACACGTGGGTAACCAATTTGAAGACGAGACCCACAAGATCGTCGGTTACCTGCATGATACCCTGGAGGACTCTCCACTCTTCCGTTACGTCGGACTAGCCGAGGTATTCGGTGATGACGTCGGCTTTGCCGTGATGGCTATAACAAGAAGCAATGGCGAGGCGTATTTCGATTACATCAAAAGGTGCCGCCTGAACCCGATCGCACGAGCAGTCAAGATAGCCGACATTAAGCACAGCATGGACCGAAGCAGGTGGCCGGAAATGCCAGACAGCTATTACCAGCGAGAGGTGAAAGCGCTGGCCATGCTCGAAGCCCCCGCCGCGCCTACTAAGGAGGAGACATGAAGCGTCCATCACAGACCGAGTGCACAGCCCCACTAAAAGAGGTGCCACCAAGCAAGCCCGGCCGCATGCGTCTTTACTGCCGGAAGTGTAAGTACCTCATCGAAGTACAGTTGAAGGGCAGCGCTTACTGGCACGAGCTGGAGAAGCTGAAGATAGCCGCGCCTACTACGGAGAGTAACAAGCAAGGAGACCTATGAGACTAGACGATTTCATTCCATTCGCAATCATCGCCGCCTTCGCTGGAAGTGTACTGCTTGCCATCTCGTGGATGGTCGGGTGCCAAGAAGAGGCCCAACGCATCGAGGCTGAGAAGTACCGAATGCAGGCCGAGAAGGGGCAGCGAATCGGGCACGACACGTTCGTGACCTACGTCGTGACGCCAACGGTGCGGTAGGCGCGCCTGCTACGGAGGAGACATGAGAAAGATCGTGCAGATAGCCTTCGACACCACGGGAGACGCCGACAGTATCAACTCTGGCACGTACGTGCTCTGTGATGACGAGAGCGTTTGGTATTTGAGCTTTGAATACGGGTCCCCTAGGTGGGTGCGCTGCGGATGGCCACCGATACCGCAAGAGCCTACGGAGGAGAGGGAGGGATGAGCGTAACAGAAGAGGAAATGATCCGAGAGTGGGGTAGCCCGGAAGCGTACTTCAAGGAGCTGGAGAGATTCCTAGAGCTCCACCGAAACGCAGACTTGCGAACGCACGAATCCGATACCGGGGCTCTCGTGGGAGTCGAGTACCTTTTTCGGCCGTATCAAGTTGTCGTGGAGATGCGAGAGCTGAGAGCTCGGATCGCCGCGACGTGTAGCGAGCCCGCCGCAGAGGAGCCGGGGAAGGAGTAGATGCTCGTAATGCTCCCTGCCATTGAAGACCTAGACCCGATGATAGAGGCAGCAGACAAGCGCCCGGACATCGATGCCATCTCCTATGCCGCTGGAGTGATGGAGCTCTACCGCTTCCTCCGTACAAAGCCGAAACCCGTGCCCGAAGAGATTATCGACACAGACGTAGTATACGAGCCGCCACCAAGGCCCCCGCGAGTATTCGGCCCGCCCATTAACCTCGAGCTCCGGTATGACATCCCCTATCCCGCTATGCGCCGTTTCCGTTGCTGGCCATCCAACTGGGATGAGGTTCGGCTAGCAGTCCTCTCGGAGTGGGAACCTGGTGGCAGTGTAGTTGTGGACTGTCACAGGCTCGCCAAATCTCTACTATGGGGATTGAGTGCAAAAGGCTGGAAAGGCAGCACACGGGAGCGAGAAGACCTCACGTACCGCGTATGGAGGATCAGATAGTGGACATTAGGGCCTCTGTCCTAGCTCTGAAGCTAGCGCTCGTTCGTGCGTACCCCGCCGGCAAGGCATGGGCAGACTCTGAGCACCTCATCATCATTCGGTGTCTCGAGGAGATAGAAGCAAAAGCGAATAGGCTCGAGGCAGAGCTAAAGATGGCACATGCCATGATCAGGAACGCACGGAGGGAGAAGGTATGATCGAACAGTTCTTCATTTGGCTACTAGGGCCCACACTCTCGAAAGTGGCGCTTGTCCTGGGAACCATCTTCACGTTCCTCCTATTCATGTTCAGTCTGGTGCATAGGGCTGCTGAAGAGCGCTGGCCATGGGAGAAAAAACCATGAGCTGGTTTTCCCGCCTACTCGGTAGGCTACTCCCTGAAGACGATTCGGATCAGTGTGGCTACTACTTTCTCTCGCTGCCTGAGGGGCATGTCTTTGAGAGGGGCTGTAGTCTGCATGACTGGGAGTTCCACCAGGCGCACCTAGGCAAAGGAGAGAAGTCTCTAGCGGAAGTAGACTGGGATCTGTTCTACCGCTGGGTCTTACTCGCTAAGGCTGCAGGCACACCAGAGGAGCGCTGCAAGCTGGCACAAGATATCTGCACGTATTGGCCATATGCCCGCCGGTTTGGGGGCCTTCTTTGGGATGGGAAAGATGACTAGGGAAAAGCACAAAATATGGGAGGTGCTCAGCCGGGAGCTTCGGATGCAGCTGTCTCCGTACAGCTGTGAAGCTGCAGGCGCAATGAGCTTCCGAATTGAGGAGAAGCGGCTACTAACCAAAGAGGCCACGATCGAGTCTCTCGAAAGAGTTAAGCAATGGATGTGCGCCGATATCGATAGAGCTATTGAGAAGATAAAGGAGCTGTGATGGATGAGCTAGAGCGCCTGAAAGTGATGGCAAACCTACGGATGATGGAGCGAGACAGCTGGATCGCTGAGTGCGATAGGCTCGAGAAAGAGAATCGACGGCTCAGGCAGGAGAACCGAGAGCTCGAGGATATGTACAAGGTCTTAGCCGCTGAGGTGCTAGCGCTAGCAGCAGAGAAGAGAGAGGAGCTACTGCAATGAAGAATAAAGATACTGTGTGGTGGGTTGTTGCGTATACCACTAGCGGCGATCCGTCGATGGTGTTCCCGACGAGGAAAGAGGCGGCTGACGCCTGCAAAGGCTATGGCGATATCGTACACATCGTCCGCGTAGTCCCACGGAAAGCCACAAAGAAAAGAAAGGCTAAGTGACATGCCCCCCGAACAGAAAGAGATGACCCTCTACGATGCCGCAATGCTGGCACTACTGACGCCTGACAAGGACATGCATGATGCCATGCTCTGGGATCACATCCTTGCCATCGTCGAAGGTGACCGATCGAAAGCTGTAGAGATCTTACTCACGATAGAGAGAGAGAAGAGTAGAGCCGTAAGGATTAGCCAGGGGATTTTATGACCGAGGAGGAAACGGACATGGACAGACAGAGAGTTAGATACTCAAGTGACGTGAAGGAGGAGGCGTTAGCCTTCCGAAGAGAGGGGCTTAAGCGCAAAGAGGTGGCTGAGCTTCTGAAGATAAAGAGCCCGAGCGTCATATGGTATTGGGAGAGAGATGCCGGGATGCTGAAAAAGCTGGGAACCCGGAAGTATCAGGAGCTAAACGGATCGGCAGAGGCTCCTGCACGAAAGCGAAGGAAGAAATACACGAGATATGAGCCCGCTACCCCGAACTATCCCGTGCCGTCTGAGAATGGCGTAGGCGTGGGGGCTCTGGCTAAGGCAGTGGAGGAGCTCGCTAAGGAAGTCACGCGCCTCGGAGGCGACCCAACGCCTATTCTTATCAAGTTGCTGCTCAAGAAATGAGATGCCGCTGCGGGATGCACCACAAAGCCTGGGAGACGTGCCCATGGAACTACAAAAAGGAGACTATGAGTAACAGGCCGATTCACGAGATTAAAGAAGGTGGCATAAAGCTTGCCGTGTGGGCTAACGAGAAAGGCGAGAGCGTCACCATCGATAAGCGCTATAAGACACCGGCCGGAGAGTGGAAGAGCACGAACCGCTTCTTTGAGAGCGATATCTCTAAGCTTGCCAACGTCTGTAAGCAGTACCTCGATTGGAAGACGACACAGGCGGCAGGAGAAGAGCAGGCGCCGCCTCTCTCAGATAACGTGCAGTGCTTTGACGATCAAGACATCCCCTTTTAACCGCATGGGAATCTCGGACGGAATGGGAACCGCCTACGAGCGTCGCATGAAGACCTGTCGCCATTGTGGACAGCCTTTGATGCGCGAGGCGTTCAAGCCTGGCAGACACTATAAAGCGCATTGGCACGGTAAGAGCGGCAAGTATACGCAGCACATCCTCACGCTACTATCGGAGGAGTGGCACAGGCTGCCATGGCAGGATCGGAACATCATAAAGCTGAGGTTCCATGACGCTCTTACGTTTCCGCAGATAGCAGAGAAGCTAGGACTCTCTAACATTCAGTCCGTGCGGCATAAGCTTATGCGGGCCGAGTTAGCCCTACTCAAAGCGGAAATGGGGGTCGAGGCGGAGCCTGATTCCTAGATAACCCCTTCCCCTCCTCTACCGTAGGTTTATCCTGAAGATCCTGGGGGGTATTTAGGAACGGTTGTAGGATAAGCCGTAGGAAGTCACGTCAGGACGCACGTCCCACCGTCACACCTAAATGGCACGTTTTAGCGTTCCTATCAGACGCGCCCGTTTTATGATGAAACGGTTTCCAGATACCTATTTACCCCCCTTGTGCGACGGGCCCCAGAACGCGCTCTACTGGCCAGCCTTTACAGTATCGATGCCTTACCGTGCACCGATTCAGTCCCAACTCATCGGCCCAATCAGCGAGACATTGGGTTTTGCCGTTTAGCGTTAGGAGGATGTTATTACTTCGGTTCCGCATTTGCTGACGCACCGTTGCCCATCGCACATTCCCCGGCTCGTAGCCTTTCCCGTTGTCGATACGGTCAAGAGTCGCGCCTTTGAAAGGCATACGGCCGATGTGAGCGAGGAACGCATCGTATCCGCCCGGGCCCTTCCAACCATCCCATACCGCAATCCCTGCGCCGCCGTAATTACGATAGCTTTCGTGCTTTGGGTTCCCGCAACGCTGGAGCATGCTGTAATAGGTCCGGTACTCAGGTTCGTGTTTTCGCGTGTGCTCCTTCCGCTGAGCAGCGTGCGCGCATGGTTGGCATTGCCGAAGCGGCCTCTTGCTGCGCCGCAGATCTCCTAGACTGGGACGAAGTATCACGCCGCACTCGCACCGAGCCAACCAATGATACTTTCGTTCGGGGTCCGGGCCAATCACGGTAAGCCTACCGAATTCGTGCCCGGTGAGATCGAGGCGCTTGTGCCCCTTATGCACACCTTTCGGCATATCTCATCTCCAGCTTCCTTCTCTGAAACTGGGATGAATTATACCAATTCTCTTACCGTTCACGAAGACGTTTGCCCTCGGATGTCCGTGAATGCGTCTCGCTTTTTCAGCAAGAAGGAAGCCCCAGTCCGAGCAGTAGTATCTGTGCCGACCGTCTGCGAACGGGCCATAGTACTTGGCAGAATCGATCACCTGCCCATTGTCGGCTCTAAGCTCTATCGCTCGAGCTTTCACTGGCACTACCCACACAGGCTTTTCTGCTCGAGGGTCTCCGGTTCCTTTGTTCTCCGCATGAGACTTAAAGAGCCAACCTCGGGGGAGGTTCGTCTGCCCCTTGTCTTTGTGCAGAGCGATAAGCGAATCGATGTAGCGCGAATCGGGCCAGCCCTTGCGATCCGGCCGCGCCACCTTGGCCCCCATGTGATAGTTACCGTTCATCCGTATGCCCCAGAAGAAGAAGACATCTGCGGACGCGTGCGCGTTCTTGAGCGCTGTTATGTTCGCGTCCGGGCCGTTCATCCCGTCTAGGGAGTAGTTATAGGCCCCCTGGGGCTTACTGTGGTCCCCGTGGATCTCGTTCTTGAAGCGCTTAGAGAAAGCGCCCCGCCATGGAACGTTTACAGGCACGCAATCGGGGGCCTCGTTTTTCACGATCTCAAGATACTTATCCGGGTTCTGTAGGTTGTGCTCGCAGAAGGGGGAGAGCTCTATGGTAACCGAAGGATACTTCCCTTTAAGCGCCTGATAGGCCCTGGCGAGCCTCCGTATCGTCGGGATGTCACCATCTCCGAACGTATGCGAGTCACTCCACAGAAGCTGTATGCGCACGTGCGGGCAGCGCCCCGTGGCTAGGAGTCTCTCTACTGTCGGAAGCGCATTACCGAAGGTGTTGGCGAAAAAGCCGGCAGCCCATCCTTCGGGATGCTCGCGGAGGATGAGATCCGAGTATCGAGCGCCTGCAAGGTAATCAAGCCCGTACCTCATTTGAGGATCTCCGCTAGCTTGTCTAAGAGCGCCTGCATCTGGGGCACGTTAGCAGCAATGGCGGTTGCCATGAGGTAAAGCGCATTCCTAATCTGCTTCACCTCTTGCACAAGCTGCCCGACTTTGGTGTCTATGCGTCCTAGCTCCACTTCGATCACCCTTATTTGTGTCCCGTGGGCCTGTACGACGTTCGCGAGATTATGCACTCGCGTTCTCACCTCCGTAATCCCTTCGGTGTGTTTGAGGTTAATATCATCTTGCTGCTCTTCACTCGCCATGTCCTTCCTTACGATGTAGCCAAGAGGATCCACCCCTGTGCGTACAAGGTGGTGGCCGGCGAGCCGGAGATACTGTAGACGCCATCATCTCCGAGCTTTAATCGAAGCTTGGTAACGTCCGAAGAGGAGACGATTGCCCGGCCTGCTATGTCGGTAGACCCCTGCCGCACGTGTCCGTACATTTCTTGAGTGATGGAGGCTCTAGCGCTGATAGGTAGGGAGATCATGATCTCATCACTCGCAGAGCCTCCCGTGGTGCACGAGAAACTCGTTGTAAACCACATCGAGAGCCCGAAGCGCTGATAGAAGAAGTACGCGATAGCGTGAGACCCTAGAGTCATGGTCGAGGTGATGGCAGAGGAAGCCGTAGGTGCGTAGGACGCCACACCTCCACCGTGATTGAGGAGGATAAAGATAGACCCCGTATACAGAACCTGTGCGGGGACTCCTGAGACAAGCTCTCCGCCTACACAATCCCAGCCCATGAATTTTACATTCACTGCAGCGAGCCCGTTTACGGCAAGCGTTGTGGCGCCCGTATTGGTGTTGCCTGGGATAAAGGTGATGATCCTACCGGCTGTCTGTGAGGTCACAGCAGGAGTAAGAGAAATGGTCTGAGCGTTGGCGGTTCCGCCTGATGTGCCGCCCCACAGAAAACCACCATCCTGTACCTGGTCTACGCGAGCATACTCGGTACGTGCTGAGGCTTGAGCAACGTTAGTATGTTTGAAGCCTCCCATGGGGAGGTTGGTTGTTGGGGAGTTTTCACCGTTCTTTGTGAGGCAGGCGTTGATCCCAGCTGCTAAGTCCTGATCGTGGGTATCGTGCCTGGCAGCTGTGATTTTGACAGCGGCATTCCTATCCTGTACCCACGTCGTAGCGCCTGTATTGTATCCATTCGTACGGCTAAAGGTTCCCGAGCCATTCCACGCCATACGGTTACGCTAAAAGCGCCTCTCTCTTTTTCAGTACCTTGGTTACGTAGTCTCGGGTCTCTTTAGGAACCTTGGGAGACCGAGCGAGAACGGTCCAATCGTTAGAGCCTACAGCTTTGATGTGCTTTGAGAGGTTACCCGGGCCCCAGTTATAGGCTGCGAGAGCTAGGCGGACGTCGCCACCGAATTGCCTCATCATCTTCTCGAGGTAGTAGGTGCCTAGCTTCTTATTGAGCTCCGGGTCGTATGGGTCGTACTCTCCCTCGAGCTTTAGTTCTCTAAAGAGCTCTTTGCCTGTCGCCGGCATAAGCTGCATGAGCCCTTGAGCCCTAGCGCCGCCATACTTTGTCTTAGGCCCTGTCGCCTTTGGATTCCCCGAAGACTCAGCCGCTATCACAGCCTTAACTAGGGTCTCGTCTACCTTTGATGATGTCTGGGCTGGCTTGCTCTTCGGCGCCATCGGGAAACCTTGTGCGGATACATTCTTGAGCGCCTCTGCGAGAGGCTCTCCCGACATTTTGACAGGTTGCGAAGGTTCGAGAAGAGCATTTGATATGGTGCTGAGGTTGTCTTTCGGTTGTTCCGGCTCGTCAGTGAATTCGCCTGCCCCCGCCACTCGAGGCGCAGCACCTGAGATGCTTTCCCCCGCCTTAGAGATTGCCCCTGCAGGCGTTCCGAGGAGATCGGACGCCTTTTCCATCCCTCGGGCTACAGACATGGGCTTGCTAGCCGCCACGTACCGCCCGCCCGCCTGAGCGAGAAGAAGTTTAGCAGCTAAAGCCGGATTAAGAACGGAACTTGCGATCCAGAAAGGCAGAGAGCCCGCCGGCCTTCCAATGTATTCGACGAGATTAGGAGCGTTCTTAGCCCCTCGAGCGGGAAGGGTCTTCAAGACGGTTTCATGGGCCCCATAGACCTCATTAGCCTTCCTGAATGATCCCGGAGGGAAGACCTTATCCACAGTCTCTTCGGCTGCTTCCTTTAGATCCATGTAGGCAGCCTTAAAGAGTTCCGCCTTCTTTGAGTCTTTGGCGGCCTCAAAGCCTGCATCATCTTGAAGCCTCTGCTTGAAGGTGACCACCTTAGAGACGCCACTACCTGGGGTCTTCTCGAAATCGTCAAAGAGCTCCCCGATAGTCTTCTGGTACTTCACCTGGTCCGATTCTTTGAGCGAGTTATAAAATTTCTCGAGCCTGGAGAAGCTAGGTGTGACCGGCCGGCCCTCAAGGGCCTCATCGGTTTTTTTGATCATGTCTCGTACCTTGTCGCCTGCAGCAATGCGCGACTTTTGCGTATAGGCTGCAAGCGCTCCCGGCTCATCAGGGGCCTTCTTAAAGAAGCCTGACTCCTCGAGCGCTTGTAGGCGCTGCTGCACCGAGCTTGTTACGTCCGTTGCTTTGTCGAGCGTTGTCGGGTTCCCGGCATCATCAAGGTAGACAGCTTGCTTCCTCCCTAGGCCCCCCTTCACATCGCCGTACGAAACACCTAGTCCTTTTTCCTTTAGCCCCGTAGCTCCCTCATCAAGAGCGCCTGCGATCTTAGAGAGGTGGCTTCCGGCCCCTTGAAGACCTTCGGAGACTGCCTGCCCAGCGCCACCAAAGGCGGCACCGAAGGCGGCGCCTGACTTCGCATTCTCAAGCCGATTCTCTAAGCCCCCTTCTCCAGTGCCAAAACCATAGGCACCGCCCATTCCTGCGCCTACGCCAGCACCTTTGGCGACATTACCCGCAGTAGCCTTTACTCCTTTAGCGGAGCTCATGACGTTAGGAAGAGGAGCCTTGCCCATCATCGCAAGATCTATGGCCAGAGCCGTGCCGGGAGAAGCTTCCGAGAAGTCCTTACTTAGGTTTCGTGCCTCTTGTAGGCGTGCATCATAGTCACCCGCCGGGCCACCTGTGAGAGCGCTTGCCAAGTCATCTAGGACGGCGTTCCCGCCTGCTATGACCTCTTCTCCTAGCCCAAAGCTTCCAGCCTCTGCCGCTCGTACAAGGGGGCCTGTTACCGCCTGCTTGGCTGAGATGCGCTCTCCTGTTCCTCGAGTAAGCCACGCATCGGGGTCTACGACGTTTGAGGCAAAGTTAGAGAGAGCGTTTCCTATGCCGCTCGGAGGTGCGTAGCCGCTTCCTTCGGGCCAGAAGAAATTAGAGATCCCAGACATGATGCCGCCTGAGCTTGGAGCCTTAGGCGCCACACCAGCGATCTTAAAGAGCTCATCATTCGACATCGAAGATAGAGTAGGCGCAGCAGTTGGAGCACTTGGGCCCTTAGGCGTCATCCCCGCGATTGCGAAGAGCTCTTCATTCGACATGCCCGAGAGGTCTGCCATTAGAGGAGCCCTCTCCTCTTAAGCTCGGCCATCGCGTCAGCCGGTGAGATTGTAGGGGCCTGAGCTGTGCCCGCAGGTTGAGGCGCTTCGGGCGCGGGGGGAGGCTGTATAGCCCCCTGCTGCGCCTGCAGCAGGAAGTCATCGATAGATGGCACCTTAGAGTTAACCGAGAGCCCGCTATCCCCTGGAACGAGAAGCGGAAATTTCTGCTCGTACGTCTTCCATCTTTCCTTAGCGGTCGAGAGGTCTACGCCTTGTCGCGCCTGCTTTGTGAGAAAGTCTGCGTACGCTCTTTCTCTCGCGCCGCGGGCCTTCATCGTCTGAGCGAGCAAGAGGTTCTCTTCCTTTGAGCGAGAAGCAAGGGGGCCCGAACGGAGGTACATGCCGGACTCGAGATCCGACGTACCACCCGCTCCTACATCTCTTGAGGCTGATACGATCTCAGATTGGAGCCCCTCGAGGATCCCGCGGGCTTTTGTCGCCTTCTCTGCGTCGCCGCTAATGAGAGACAGAGCCCGGAGACCTGACGAAACGTAGTCGCCGCCTATGCCGGTATATCCTGCCTCTCCTGCCGCCTGCTCGAGGGTGCCGCCTAGCTGCTCGAGCTTTCTTCCCTTCTCGCTTACGGCATTAAGCTCCTTAAGCGCCTGCTCGGTAACCTTGTCATACTCAAGGGGCTTACCGGCCTTCTCTGCATTCTTAGCTGCTACGTCGGCCGCATCCTTCTGGCGTTGGAGCTCTAAGGCATTCTGGTGCTCTATTTCCTTAAGCCGCCGATGTTTCTCTATCTCAGCTTCAAGGGCCCTGGAGCTTCGCTTTGTCTCCATCTCTTCGCTAAGAAGAGCCATCCCGAGTTTTTGGCTTGCCTCATCCCCCGAGGTAAGCGCTGCCCGTACCTTCGGATCGACTTCTCCGAGAAGCCCAGAATCGAGAGCCTTTGCCGTGGCAGCCATCTGATCGCCTCTGGCCTGCCGCATCCCGTAGCCCATAACGGCGCCGCCGGCTAAGCCTGTAAGCGCCTGGGCAAGGCCCGTCATCCACGGGTTTTCAAATTGCGGCATCTGCGTCTGCATGACGGCTCGACCGCCCATTACCCATGGGTTCTGAGAGTAGGTATCAGGGTAGAGAACTGATGCGAGGGTCTCCGCGTAGCCTGCCATTACTCCTCACCTAAAAGCTGCATCATCGCCATAATTGCATTTATGTCGAGGGGAGCTTCCCCGCCGCCCCCGCCGCCGCCACCTCGGTTAGCCATCTGAGCCCTAATCTGCTCACGTTGGATCTGTCGGTCTTTGGCGTTCTGCCTCTTCGTAAACTTCCTATCGAGGGTCTTCTCTCCGCTCTGCCAGGTCTGGCTCTCCTTCTGAAGCGCCTGCTCTGCTGCGAGCCGCTCTTCCTGAAGCTGCTGATCGATGAGGTTACGCTCTGCCGCCATCTTCTCCTCGGAGGTGATGCGGCCCTCTTGTAAGGCTCTATCGAGCTCATTTCTCTGCTGAGCGATCTTCTCTTGAGAAGAGATAGAGAGCTTCGCCGTATCGTCCTGCATTCGAGCAATCTCTTCTCTCGAGGTTCTATCGAGTCCTGCAGTCTCATAAGCTTTGTCATAGCCATACCGCTGGGTAAGGTCTTGCAGCTCGGCGATCGATTTCTGTGTAGCGTGGCCCTCTCTTGTGACGG